ATAGTTTCTGGTCGGGGGTTTGGTTATATTGCCATCGCCATTCCCCTCTTTTTATTTGATGGCTTTATTATGGAGTATTATTTTATGTCTAAACAAGACTTGTTGTTGAAGCACTTGAGTGCTGGTAAAGAGTTTACCTCAAAGCAGATCTCTGCTTCTTTCGGTATTGCTCATCCAGCTTCTACCATCCGTAACTTGCGTGAGCAAGGTTATTGTGTTTACTCAAACACAGCTACATTGAGCAATGGTTCAGTAGCTACTAAGTACCGTCTTGGTCGCCCAAGTCGCCGTATTGTTGCTCTCGCAGCAAAAGTGGCAGGTGCTGACGCATTCACTCGTGCTTAATTAAGTGAGTTATAAATGGGCATTCTTCGGAGTGCTCATTTGTCATTTCATTTGGAGAAAATATGGCGACCAAAGAAGATATTAAGAAGTCCCAAAATGCCACAACAGGTGGTAGGAAATTTGATGGTGGTAAATTGCAATATGGTTTACTACCTCCATTGGCATTAAAAGCCACAGTAGAAATTCTAACATTTGGTGCGGAGAAATACGAACCAGATAATTGGAAACATGTTCCTGATTCAAAACGCAGGTACTTTGACGCAATGCAAAGACACCTTTGGGCATGGAAAGAGGGAGAACAAAACGATCCCGAAACTGGCAAGAATCACTTGGCACATGCAATGTGTTGCCTGATGTTCTTATATGAACATGATGTGAAATATAGCAAAGATATTGAAAAATAATTTGACAAACACACACTTTAAGAGTAAACTTATTATACATAGTTATGAGTTCATTGAATGGAGAAAATATGAAACTTAGTAAAAGCACTGTAGAAATTCTTAAGAATTATGCAAATATCAACGGAAATCTTTTGTTGAAATCTGGCACAAAACTTGGGACAATTTCTGAACAGAAAAATATCATGGCATCAACATCGGTGGCGGAAACATTCCCATCCGAATTTGGTATCTATGATTTAAACGAATTCCTTTCTGCGATGTCAATTTTTGAAGATCCAGAGTTGGAGTTTTCGGAGAAGTTTGTTACCATCAAACAAGGTGCGAACCAGATTAAATATTATGCAGCAGAAGCAACAAATCTTACTGTCCCACAGAAAGAGATTGTATTCCCAGAAGCTGAGATCAACTTCAAAATGTCTGCTGGTCAGTTAGATCTTATTCGTAAAACATCTGGTGTTCTTTCTGCCCCAGACCTTTCTATTGTTGGAGATGGTAGTAAAATTACAGCACAAGTTGGTCAGAAAAAGAATGCCACTGCCAACTCGTATGATGTAGACTTGGGTGCCACTGACAAATCATTTAAGGTAAATCTTAAAGTTGAAAATTTGAAGATGCTTCCAGGAGAATATAATGTGTCAATCTCAAGTAAACGAATCTCAAGATTCCAAGGAACAAACGACCTCGTCTACTATGTCGCAGTTGAAGCAGACTCAGCATTCGACTTCTAATTATACAGTTATACCTGAGCAAGAGGGGGAATGCGATACCCCTCTAAATCCTTTTTCGCAACATTGATGGAGTTTATATATTATGAGTGGCCAATTTCTTTGGGTTGAAAAGTATCGTCCGAAAACTATTGATGAGTGTATTCTTCCAGATAATCTGAAGACTACCTTTAAAGAGTTTATTTCCAGTGGTCAGTTACCAAACTTTCTGTTCTGTGGAACAGCAGGTGTAGGTAAGACTACTATTGCCAAGGCACTATGTAATGAGATCGGTGCTGAGTATTTGTTAATTAATGGATCTGAAGAATCTGGTATTGATGTTCTAAGAACAAAGATTAAGTCCTTCGCTTCAACAGTATCTTTGACAGATGCCAAGAAAGTAGTTATCCTTGACGAAGCAGACTATCTTAATGCCAATTCTACACAGCCAGCATTGCGTGGATTCATTGAGGAGTTCTCTGCCAACTGCCGATTTATTTTTACATGTAACTTCAAGAACCGAATCATTGAGCCTCTACATTCTAGATGCGCAGTGGTAGAGTTTAAGATTGATGGTAAAGATAAACAATCTATTGCTGCATCTTTCTTTAAACGAGCAGCAAATATTCTCAAAGAAGAACAGATTGAGTTTGATCCTAAGGTAGTTGCCGAAGTAGTAACTAAACATTTCCCTGACTATCGTAGAATCTTAAATGAATTGCAGCGATACTCAGTTACTGGTAAAATCGACAGTGGAATTTTAGTTAATCTTTCGCAAGAATCATTCAGAGAACTTGTTGGATTCCTAAAGGAAAAGAAATTTCCTGAAGTCCGCAAGTGGGTTGCTAAAAATTCTGACATTGAAACTACACAATTGTTCAAAGAACTTTATGACAACGCAGTTGATTTTCTAGATCCATCTACAATACATCATCTCGTTTTAATTCTGGCAGACTATCAGTATAAAGCAGCATTCGTAGCTGACCATGAATTGAACACAGTCGCAGCAATGACAGAGATTATGATTCAATGTAAGTTCAAGTGAGTTACTATGGAACTTATACTCTTAGTAATTTGTTTTGCTTTTGTATGGATACTTGGAATAATTGCTGGCTGGAATGCGCATGACAGATTTGTTCAGAAAACAATTCGTGGAGCCATTCATGAATTGCAAGAAAATGAAGAACATTCTAGAGTTCGTATCACAATTGAAGAACACAATGGTATGCTATTCGCATATGAATATGGAACCAATCAATTTATGGCACAGGGTAAAACTAAACAGGAACTTGAGGATCAACTCCGTGAGAAGTTTCCCGATACAATGTTTGCAGCATTACCAAATGAAGTAGATCTTCTTAGAAAGATGGGACTATGAGTCCATTTGATTACTTAAATGCTATAAATTTAACCAAGAAAGACCTTATTCGTGAAGATCCACTAAACGAAAAGGATTATGTTCCCTTCATGGTGAATCGTGGGTTATCCTATTTTGCCGACACAGTTATGATGGCGAATGAGATGAACCAACATTCTGGGATCCCAAAGGTATGGCAGAACGACTTTTTCCTAAATACAATCTCGAAGAAGAAGCGTTTTTCCAAGTGGCATAAGAAAGAAGCAGACAGTCAAACACTTCTTCTAATCATGGAATATTATAAATATTCTAGTAAAAGGGCGAGAGAGATCGTGGACATTCTCACCCCTGAACAGATTAAGATGATAGAAGAAAAATTATACAAAGGTGGAAAATAATGACTGTCGAGATGATATATTATGACTGGACTCCAGATTCTATGCTGGAAGTTCTGTTACCAGAACCAGATAACTTTTTGAAAATTCGTGAAACCCTAACCCGAATCGGGATTGCTTCCAGAAAAGAACAAAAGTTATATCAATCATGCCATATCCTGCACAAACAGGGTAGGTATTTTATCGTTCACTTCAAGGAACTGTTTGCATTGGATGGCAAAGAATCCAATATAACATCCAATGATGTTGAGCGTAGGAATACAGTGGCAGGTTTGCTAGCAGATTGGGGATTGCTTGATATAGTTAATCCATCTAAAGCAGAACCAAAAGTTTCTCTGTCGCAGATTAAAGTTGTGGCATACAAAGAGAAAAATGAGTGGGATTTAGTCCCTAAATATAATATCGGTAAGAAAGTTACCACTAAATAATTCTACAGGAGTTTAAAATGATCAAACTTGAATTGAGTATTGACGAATGCAATATGATTCTTCGTGTATTGGGTAAGCATCCATTCGAAGAAGTTGTTTCAGTTATAAATAAAATTAAGCAACAGGGCGAGCCACAAGTGGTCGCTATGGAAGCTGAGAAAGAAAAGACTGCGGAAGTACCAGCAGCATAGATTTGACTTCACCTTAGGACCGCTAAGTACGAAGTGTTTTAAAGCGGATGTGACATTACGACATCGCTGGATACCGTAACCAGTAGATATGCCTTCGGGATATCATTTTAATTTAACTCGCTTAATAGGAGAACTATATGTTACAAGCATTAAACACATCTATCGACACCATCTCTGGTGCAAAAACTCAATTCGTTAAGACATTTGTCACAGACGAAAAGATCGCAAAACAACTCCAAACTTATATTGATGCACAAGCATCTTTCGCAAAAACTGTAGCGAAGTCGACTAACGATTTCTTTGCAGCTGTTGGCGTTAAGTAAGGAGGAAACCATGGGAAACAATTCAAATATTTACGGACTCACACCACTATTTGGTCCAGGGTTTAAAGATTTTGATAAATTCTTTGTTGGTTTCGATAAGCAATTCGATCAACTGAATAAGTTGCATGAAGATTTGACTAAGAACATTCCTAACTATCCACCATACAATATCAAGAAGCATGACGATAACAACTACACCATTGAGTTGGCTGTTGCTGGTTTCGGTCAGTCTGACATTGATATTGAACTTGCTGATGGTAAATTAGTTGTTCGTGGTCAGATTGCAGCTGAAGACCAAGAAGATAACTTCTTGTTTAAAGGTATCGCCAATCGTGCTTTCACAAGATCATTCGTTTTGAATGATGAAGTAGAAGTTAAGACTGCAGAAATGTTCAATGGTATGTTGAAGATTTTCTTGGAAAGATTAATTCCAGAACACAAACAACCAAAGAAGATTGCTGTTAATTCTAAATCTGAAAAGCAGTTACTCAATGAGTCTGCCAATGAAGATAAGAAAGAAAAACTTCTTGCTGCTTCAAGGAAATCAAAATGAAAACATTTTTCCGCAAAGTTTATATTTGTTTAAAGGGACTCGGCTATGCAAAAGCAGCAGCCGATCTTGCTCGCAATGGTAAACACAAGGAAGCACAGAAGTTAATGGCTGCATATGGAGAATGCAAATGACTAACTGGATCCCTATGACTGATGAAGATTGGGATTGGGTGAATGGATATACAGCTCCAAAGAAGTAAACGATTGGGGAGGAAACTCCCCAATTTTCATTAGACTAAATAGTTTGATGAACAAAAAAGCAAGCGTATTTCCAAACATGGTTACATATGTCCCGATCCGAAGGAAGGATTGGATACTCAAGATTTCCATTTGGAAAGACAAGTCTATTTTGGTAGTTTGCTATAATGTGTTTACTCTTAGCACTGTGGTTAGGAATTTTGAGAATGCAGATTTAGCTGCATCTTTTTTAGATTTTTTAGTTGAACAGGAAGAAATATAATGAATGATGTTAAAGTATTTAAAATGATTAATGGTGAAGAAATTATTGGTGAACTTTTTAATTGGAAAGATGGATTATATGAAGTGAAAAATCCTGCCCAAATAATTCTTCAGAAAACCGAAAAGGGAATGGGTGTTGCAATCGCTCCATATATGCCTTATGCCGATGGTAATGTAACCCTATACAGCAATGCTATTGCAGCCGACTGTAAGCCCGATGTAAACCTCGTAAACGAATACCATAAGATATTCGGTTCAGGCATTCAAATCGCCCCTGCAAGCATCCTTGCAACCCTCTAAATAGTCCTTGACTTTTATTATGAAATAGGGTATAATATATGTATATCCTAGGAGTTTTATTATGTTTATGTTTGATATCGAGACTCTTGATGCCGAGTCAACAGCAGTAATTCTATCAGCATCCATAATCCATTTTGAAATAGGTGAGCAATACACCTATGAAGACCTGCTCGCTCGAGCATTATTTGTTAAGTTCGACGCAAGAGAACAAATGGAAAAATACAAAAGATCAACAGACAAAGGAACACTTGATTGGTGGGCAGGCATGCACGACTATGTTAAGAAAACAAGTCTGGCAGTTTACTCAACGGATCTCCCAGCGATAGATGGTATTAATGCTATTAAATCTTACATGGCTAAATTTCCTGAGAAGGATCAAACTATGTGGTCGCGAGGTTCGTTAGATCAAACAGCGATAGACAGTTTATGTAAGGCAACAAAACAAGAACTGATTGCTCCGTATTATGTTTGGCGTGATGTAAGAACAGCAGTTGATTTGTTGACTGACACTGGTAAGGGTGGGTATTGTGATGTCGTTCATCCAACATTTCAAAGACACAATGTAATTAAACACCACCCAACACATGATTGTGCTTTGGATATTATGATGCTAATTTATGGGAAATAAATGGAATTCTATACAAGCGTAGTTCAATATGGTAGTAAAATGCTTGTTCGAGGATATGATACTTCGGGTAATGCATTCAAACACAGAATTGATTATCAACCAACAATCTTTGTTCCATCTAAAACACCAACTGAGTTCAAAACACTTGAGGGTAAGTTCGTAGCACCATTGCAGGCTGGAACTATTCGAGATACCAAAGACTATATTGAACGATATAAAGAAGTTCAAGGATTTGAAATCTATGGTAACAATAATTTTGTTGCTCAGTTTATCAGCGACAACTATCGTGGCGAGATTATTCCAGACACTGACAAGATTAAAGTGTTTACGATTGACATTGAAACTGCCACAGAAAATGGATTCCCCGACATTCCAACTGCGAATGAAGAGATCCTTCTAATCACACTCCAAGATAATAAAACAAAAGACATCATCACCTTTGGTAGAAAGCCAATCGGTAATTCTGGCGATGTCGACTATCGTTGTTACGAAGACGAAGCAACTTTACTTCGCGAATTTATTTTCTATTGGTCAGCCAACTGTCCCGATGTTGTAACAGGTTGGAATATAAACTTCTTCGACATTCCTTATCTAATTCGCAGAATCTATAATGTTCTTGGTGAATCGTATGCTAAAAAGATTTCTCCTTGGGAATTGATTAGCGAACGCAAGGTTACCATGAAAGGTAGCGAGGAATTGACATACGACATTCAAGGTGTTGCTATGTTAGACTACCTAGATCTCTACAAAAAATACACCTATCAGGCTCAAGAGTCATATCGACTTGACCACATTGCCTTTGTTGAACTGGGTGATACTAAACTCGATCACAGTGAGTATGCTTCCTTCAAAGATTTCTATGAGAAAAACTGGAAGAAGTTTGTTGCTTATAACATTCACGATGTAAGACTTGTCGACAAACTTGAAGACAAGATGAAGTTGATTGAACTTCAATTAGTTATGGCTTATAATGCCAAGATTAACTATGAGGATGTGTTCAGTCAGGTTCGTATGTGGGATGCTATCATCTACAATCATTTGCGTGATAGTGGTGTAGTAATTCCTCAGAACTCTGGTAACAAGAAGTGGGACAAGTTCGAAGGTGCTTATGTTAAAGATCCTCTTGTTGGTTTACATAAGTGGGTAGCTTCCTTCGACTTGAACAGTCTATATCCTCACTTGATTATGCAATATAATATCTCACCAGAAACTATGTTAGAGGGAAGAGAAACTGTAACAGTTGATTATCTTCTTGAACAGAAATATGATACAAGTCGTATTAAAGAACAAGATGTTGCTATGACTGCTAATGGTGTTTGCTATCGTAAAGATAAACAAGGGTTTATGCCTGAGTTGATGGGAAAGATGTATGCCGACCGAAGCAAGTACAAGAAACAGATGTTGAAGATTGAACAAGAGTATCAAAACGATAAGTCCAAGAAACATCTTCTGAAAGAAATATCAAGACTTAATAACCTGCAGATGGCAATGAAGATTGCTCTAAACTCTGCTTATGGTGCTATGGGTAACCAGTATTTCCGTTACTTTGACCTGAGAATGGCAGAGGGTATTACGACTTCTGGTCAGTTGTCTATTCGTTGGATGGCCAACAAACTAAATGCGTTCATGAACAAGACCATGACAACCAAGAATAAAGATTATGTTATTGCGATTGACACTGACTCAATCTATCTAACACTCGAAACTCTGGTAGAGAAAACTTGTGAAGGTAAGACAACTGAACAGAAGATTAAGTATATGGATAAAATCTGCGAGGAAGTTTTCCAACCATTCATCGACAAA